GTCAATGTATAGTATGTACCGTAACTCAACTATGTACAAGAACGGAGGGACTAAAACCTTCCGACGAGCCTCTACGAAGATAATGGACTTCTGGGGTTCTAATATGCAGAATTGGGAGAAACATCTCAGAGAGATATACAGACCCAATGGCTTCAGTCCGGCACTTGTAGAGAAATGTTTAGAGTGGCTTAAGACTGGTGAGACAGCCTTCTTCACAGAGCAGGAGCTTGTGTGCTTAAGAGTGTTCATCCAGTCAGACGAGTCTGGTGCTGATGCTCTGTGTGTTGCATATGAGTGTGACCCCCTTGACTACAGACAGCTATTCATCTGTGGTGTTAAGCCTCACGTGTATGTTGCTCTCAAGTTGTTCAAGCATATCTGGACTAAGAAGTTAAAAGAGTCTGGTGGTCTCATCGAGGACTTTGATATTGAGGAACTCTGTAACACCAAGATACAAGACTTGAAGAAGCATCCTTTCTGGAATGATATAGACCGTCTCATTAAATCTAGTGACAATTGGTCAGCGCGGGAACGATATTACTATTTAGCTAAGCAGACTTGTCACTCAGCTAACTATGGTATTGAGGGTAACACATTCAGGATGAACATCTTGGAGAAGTCAGAAGGTATCATCTACTTGACTAAAGAGGAAGCAGATAACTTCCTGTTAGTGTATAGGTCTCTCTTCCCTGAGATACCAGAGCGTTGTAGACGTATTGAGAATCAAGTCCTCAAGACTGGTATGTTGTTCAATATGTTTGGTCACCCATTCCAAGTTACTGATTACAACACAGACAGCAAGATGAAAGAGTACTTCGCATGGAGTCCTCAGTCTACTGTCGGTGAGATTTCTAGGAAGGCTATCACAGAGATGCAAGTACATATAGAGGAAGAGAAACTGCCGTACGACTTGCTAGCTGACACGCACGATAGCTATATGCTTCAATGTCCTTTACTCCATGTTAAGGATGCAAGAGATAGGATGAAGCAGTACATGAATATTGAGATGGTATCACCAAATGATGGTACTAGGTTTAGGATGAAATCAGAGCAGAATATCGGCTTCAACTGGAACTCAAAGAAGTCAGATGAAGTGAACCCCTTAGGATTACAAGAACTGGTATGGCTTAACTAATATGACAAACGAGGAGAAATGGCTTTCATATACAGATGGTCTTCCGTCCCCTGATAACTTTATCAGATGGTCGTGGTATTACACAATCGCAGCTAGCCTTCAAAGAAGAGTCTGGCTCGGCCCTCCTCATCAACCATGCTACCCAAATATGTATACTATCCTATGTGGTAGTCCGGGTGTTGGCAAGGGACTAGTGCTCAAAGAGGTAAGCAATATCTTGAAGCATTGGACTCTAGATATGTCAGAGGGTAACAGGAAGCTAGCTAAGACTCCAGAGCAGCAAGCTATAGTTGATGAGTCTGTTGCAGAGAATACTAAGCATGCATCTAACACAGAGTTTCAAGGTAATACTAAAGGCCCCAAAGACTTAATCAAACCTTTGTTGATACCAGTGTGTGCTGATAGTATTACGTGTGAAGCACTAATCAAAGCAATCTCAGAAGCGTATAGATACATCAACTATGTAGATAATGCAGGTGACAAGCCCAAGATACAAGCATACGGTCATAGTAGCCTTTGCTTCGTGTTGCCGGAACTGTCATCATTGATGAAGAAGAACACACAGAACACTAACAACTTCCTGTTGTCAATCTATGACTGCCCTATCGACCATGAGTACATATCTATCACCAGAGGTAAAGACCGTATACGTCGTGGTTGCCTCAACTTGATAGCTGGTACTACACCGTCCTTCATGCAATCGACCTTCAATGAAGAGTTGATTGGTGAAGGCTTCTCCTCGAGGACACATTACATCTATGCACAGAAGAACAGAAAGAACGCGATGTGGCTTCCGGCACTTACAAAGGAACAGGAGCAACACAAGAAAGATATCCTAGACCATGTCAAGAAATTGACTACAGTCTATGGTCCTGTTAAGATGTCTAATGAGACGGCTTTATGGATGCAAGCGTGGTGGGACAACTATTGCAAGGTAGAGATGCCCAAGAACAAACATCCTGAGATGGTGCCATACGATGCTCGTATGAACATCCATGTGATGAAGTTAGCTATGGCTCTTCACTTTGGTGAGGACGCTGAGGCTGATGAGTTTGGCCGTCCACTAAATGAGATTAAGATAGAGACATTCCAGAGAGCTATTGCTATCATTGCTAAGGAACGTCCTAATATGCATCTAGCTCTAGTGCTTGAAGGCAAGTCACCAGAGAGCAAAGCTAGTCAGAAGATACTTGAGATGTTACAAGGTAAAGAGTGCAGCTATGTAGAGATATTCATAGCGTGTCACAAGCTAGGTGTAAATAGAGAACAGCTTGAAGAAGCCTTAGAGTTCCTCAAGCTGTGCAATATGATTGACGAAGATTTCAAACCAGACCCTAATCTACCTGACAAGAACATCCTACACTATAAGAAGCTCTAAGGTATCCTTACATACCCTAATAACTTCTATTCGAATAGTTGGCACGAAACCTGCTATAATTATATTATGATTATACCAGCTAAAACAAAACTGAACTTCTTCAATAAATTCATTAAGCTAGAAAATGGATGTTGGGAATGGCAAACAGACTTGAATCCTAATGGCTATGGTAGAATATATGTGGGAACTCAAAATGGTGTAAAGTATTGTAAGGCATTGGCTCACAGAGTATCATGGATAATATACGGAAATTCTTTAAAAGATTCTGATAATTTATTACACAAATGTGACAATCCAAGATGTGTAAACCCAGAACATCTTTATATTGGAACTCAAAAAGATAATGTAAGGGATATGTATGATAGAAATAGGGTTAAACTGGGTATAGACAATGCAAATGCATTTTTAACTTTTGACAAGATTCAGGAGATGCGAAAACTGTATGCTACTGGACAGTACTCACAGAGTGATTTAGCAAAGATGTTTAAAATATCTCAACCATACGTCGGAGATTTGGTAAATAACTTAGCCAGACTTACGGTATAGTACTGGCCTTAGCTTCGTTAATGACCTTGTGGTGGAGGTAGTCACGTAGTGCTTCCTGCGCTTTACCTTCACCTTCTTCTTTGTTCAAGTAGTTGATATACTTAAAGAATGACAAAGGAGTATTCTCCAGTGATGGCATAGTAGCATATGAGTTCTGCTTCAATGCCTTTATCTTCTCCATCATAACATCAGGGTTGTTCCCGTACTTGAGCATGATGTTATGTATCATAGGAACAACCATAGCAACTGCTTTCGCAGGGTCTTGTTCCATCTTAAACTTCCTCTGTTCGATGTTCATGAACGGGTTACTACCAGCGTCCACTTCATTATAAGGTAGTCCAGTAACCATATCGAACCTTCTTAGTTCTCCAAGCTTGTCAGCTAGCTTCTTCTTTTCAGCTGGCATACCAGTCACATATCCATTATTGATTCCCTGATTCAAGGCAATAGACGCCAGCTTGATGTTAGAACCAAATACGTGTTGTGCTACTTGAGCAGCTAGGTCTACATAATTTACGTTAGGGTCGTTAGCCATTGCAGTAGCAACTTGATGTGCAGTCTCAGCTATATCTGACGCAACTTCATCGAGCGGGAACGTAGCAGACTGTAATGAGTTCTTGTAAGCAGCATCGAACGGGTACTTAGCTACTTGTGAGAACAAGCCACCAAATCCAGCATATTGCATACCAGCAATAGCATTGTATGCTAGCAATGGTATGTTACCTTTCAACCCTCCTTCGGACGAAGCTATCTCATTCAGAGATGGTATCTGTCCTTTCTTCCCTTGTATCTCTTCACGAAGTTCTTTGATAATATAACCACCAACAGCAGAGCCAAATAGACCAGTTACTAGTGGTGTCAGATTGCCCTTCTTAGCAGGCAACCACACGTCGTGCATGAAGTTATTAGTCTGTGCAACTGACCAGTGAGCCAGCTGCATGAACCCAGATATCTCACCCTCATTCATCATCCACGCTGGCATCTGGCGAATATCACCAGTACCGTGGACATATGATGCAGCAGTAGAAGCTAGTTGCTTCATTGCGTCAGCGGAATATTGTTTCCCTCGCGTGTAATCTGTATCCCAATGCTTCATCATCCTTGTAGCATTAGCATCACCAGCATTAGCACGGTTGACGAGTGTTGGGAGTAAGTGTTCGAAGTAGGCTTGTTGATAAGCTGCGTTCGCTTTAGTAGTCAGTTCACCTAGTGTTGAGATGTTCCTAACTAGTCGAGCGATACCAGCCATCCTCTGGTGAGTATTCAGAGAGTTGTCAAACATGTCAGCAGCAGAAGCAGCTGTCAACTTAATGAGTCCACCCTCCTTAGCATGAGTCCAACCTTCGCGCATATGCATGATACCGTTGCCAATAGCTCTGACAGCGACATAAGGGTTAGGAGCGTATAGTGCAGCTTTGATGAAGTTAGACCCCACTTTATGTACTTCCAATCCCGGCGATGCAATGAATAGGGCAGTTGCCAATCCACTTGCACCTTCCTCAGTCTGCATAGTAGTATCTTTAGGTGTACTGTGGAACTGTCCAACAGCACTCTGAGCATACTTACTAGCGACTGCACCTTCAGGATACTGTGGTATAGCGTTACCCCAAGCATCCTTAGTAGCACCAAGAGCAGCCATAGCTTTGTGGTTAGACTCTACTTTAGCATAGTGAGCCATAGCCAGTCCAGCACGGTCGAAGTACCGTTGCATATTCCTAACTGGATTCTGCTCTCTCCAAGTAGGCGGGAGTGGGTCACCCATAGACTTACGGATAGCATTAAAGAAGTCTTGGTGTGAAATGCCGGAACCTCCAAAGCTATTAGTAACAGACTTCTTCCAGTCATGGAACATAGACTCAGCTTCTTCTTGAGTCTTGCCTAAGACATTCTTATTGTAGTCAATGTATTCCTTCTTAGCCTTCTGCATCCCTTCTACATCTTCACCCTTCCTAAACATATTCTCAATGTTCTGGTTAGCCATAGTAGGCAACTTGAAGTCCTTCTTAACCATCAAACGCATGTTACCATTGCTGTCTTTGATAGGTATATTGTTAGCGATATGTTCATCACCGAACTCTTTATATTTGCTTATAGCTAGTTTGAAGAACTCCTTAGCCTTAGGACTCAGTCCCTCAGGCATAGCAATCTTCTTGGTCATGTGCTGCTCAATAGCCCTGTTAAGGTCTTGCATATCCTTATGCGTCAGACCTTTGCCAGCTTCTACGATAGGGTTAGTGTACTTGCCAGTCAGGTGTTGTCTGTAGTCTAAGGCTCTCTGGTATGCGTCAGCCAACACCTTAGCACCTTCATGAGGCACAGCGCGCAGGTTGTCCAGCACGCTACCGAACATCTTCTTGAACTTGCCGAAGTCATTGCCAGTCGTTGACGGAACTTCTTGATTGACAGGGCGGGAACGGTTCTGCTTCATCCTCTCCTCTGGAGTCATCTCAGCACCGTGTACAGCTTGACGCATCTTGTCAAATTTCTCAGTCTTATCTTTGACACGACGATACTCTTCTGCAGCACCACCATTGTGGAGACTAGCTGCTTCTTCTCTATCTTCCTTAAGCTCTCTTAGACGACGTTCTTCTGGAGTTTCTTCTGTCTTAACACTCTCCTTAGGCTTATAAGTAAAGTCATTCTGCCCATCCACATCTCTAGTAAAACCATTCTTCTCATAGAACTTCTCTAAGCGTGGATTGACACTCTTATCCAAGGACTCAGCTGTCAACTTAATAGGTTTACCAGTCTGGTCAGACATAGCTTTTAACTTCTCAAGTAGAGCAGTACCAGCGCCCTTACCTTTCTCAGCAGCTTCTACATTGACCAAGTGGATAGCGTCGTCAGAGATATGTACTGACAGAGCAGACAAAGCAGGGTCTTTGGATGTGTACCATCCTTGACGACCTAGCTTACCTTCTTGGGGGACTAGACCGTAGTGACTAGCATTGGAGATACTGTTACCACCTTCACCGCCTCGCTCCCGATAAATCAACTCACTACTATGCCTCAAGACATGGTCAAGCATAAAAGTAGCCTTGACAGGCATACCAAGCAGATGAGATATAGCATCAACAATTCTCTGCCACATAGTCCTAGGAGTTCCATCATTAGCAGGTATCTTGTTGAGCATCTCTTGAAACTCTTTGTTCTTAAAAGCGTGAGCAATGAACTCATGTAAGTCACCCATGGCGTAGGCATAACTTCGGCCCGGATGCTCAGAAGATTTAACTTCATCTGGATTACCAGCAGTCCCTTCATTACCAAAAAGTCTATTAGTCATTCCTAGATGTTCAGCGGTAGCGGAATAAGCATCAACCAGTCTTCTCAATGGGTGATTAGGATTCTCCTTAGAGAACTTATCCATCGCGGACTTCAACTCAGCACCCCTTAGTCCGTTCCACTCCTTAGGCAACTTCGCTGACGTCATGGAATGAATAGCTTCTTCCATGAGTGTAGGAGCATGGTTCACATCGAGAGTGTGGATGTTGACTTCATCTCCAGTTGGGTCATAGTGAGAACGGTCTAACAGAGGTGAAGAGTTCCACTTGACTTTCCTAGAGGAAGAATCCATATTCTGCCACAACCACTTAGCGAGAGGCTGCATAGGGTGACCATGTGACTCTGCAAGCATCTTCATCACAGAACCAGTAGTAGCTCTACCGGTGTTAATATGGTCACGAACAGCGACAGGAGTTGACTCCGTTTGATAGGCTAATTTGGTAGGTACCCTACCTTCGGAATAAGACGAGATATCATGAATAACTCTTGGTTTGAAGTCTTTAACAGAGTTATCATATTGTGTAACATTAAGATTACGCTCAATACCAACATTCTTAAGCTCTCTTTTTTGAGCATTGGTAAGACCTCTTGGATTCTCAACTAATAAATCATTACCACTTCTAGCTACTCTAGCATACTTCTTTGCAAACATGTAACTATATGGAGCCTCAAGTCTACCTCTTTCAGGAACATCTTTATAGTTCTTCAAGTATTCTTTTGCAAATTCAGCATGGCCTCCAGACATACCAGCTTTAATTGGCATTAGTGTACCCTCAGGTGTCATCCAGTATTCTTGATGCTCATTGAATGGTACTGCTCTGTTCATTCCGGAACCTTCACTCTTAACCTTAGTGCCACCGTATTTATTCTTCAACGCTTCAATCTCATGCCAGTTTTTGACGAAGTCAGGATGTAGTCCGGTGTCATTGATATGAGTACCAGCTTTCTCCATAGCTTGCTGTTGCTGTTGGAGTTCGTTGTAGCGAGCTAGGTCTTTGGGGTCAATGCGGGATTCAGAGTATCTAGCACCATTGCCCTCCATCTCGTCCTGAATACGCTCAGCTTCAGTTCTCTTATCACCTTGACCCCTGTTCTGAGTCATCAACTTACGAGCCTCATTAGCTTGGTCTGGCGTCAGCGGAACGGTGTTAACCTCAGGTCTAACTTCCGGTCTGTTAACATCATTAGGTAAGAACGAGTCCTTAGTAATTCGTAGAGTATTCTCGGAGACTGGCTTAGGAAGTTCACCATCTTTCAATGGTTGTGCTTCTTCAGTCTCTTTCTTAGCTAGAGCTTCTTGAGCTTCTTGATGCTCTTGAGCCATAGTCTTAAATGACTGGAATGAGTCTCCAGTAGTTGATACTTGGTCAGCTTCATTCTTAGTAACAACTCCTTCATCCCCTTCCTTGGCCATCTTCAAAGGCTCTTGAGACTGTTCAACACCCATAGCTTTAGACGCTATGAACTTCTCATGTAGAGCACCACGCATCTCATCAATAGGTATACCAACTTTCCGCTTCCATGCTGTCATCGCAATAGCGTCGTCAGTATAGTTACCGGTAGGTTCAGGTTTAGGATTAGCAGCGATGAAGTGCTTCTTAACGATAGCATCATCTATCGCGTATCCTTGTTCCCCTTTTTGAGTATAAGGAGAAATATCAGGAGGAATAGTAGTGCCTTCATAGTTATCCTGTTCTCCTTTGTTATTAGGCTCAGCAGCTGGTTCTCGTAGACCTCCAAACTTTCTACCAAGAGCAGAAGGTTCAGCAAATAGAGCACCACCAACAGCTTGTTTGAGTATATCCCCGCCACTGATATCTTTACCCTGCGCTAGGTCAATGCCTGTATTAATAGCAGGTAACACACCAGCTTGCATAGCCACATTCGCTAATGCACGTTTGTCACCCATGAGAGCTTTCAACGGTGTCGTTGGAGAGAATCTACCACCAGATGCTAGAGCACCAGCAGTAATGTCAGTTGCAGCAGAGACATACGGGTGTTGCTCTTGTGCCTGTTGGGCTTGTGCCTCTAGTGAGGCTTGAAGTTCCGGATTGAGGAGAGCACGCTGTCCAGCTTCACCAGCTGCACCGCCAGCCATACCACCAGCGATACCACCTATTAGTGGGCCAACAATTTCAGAGATACCGGCAGTAGGGATAGCAAGAGGAGCACCAGCTATAGCACCTAACTCAGCACCACCTAAAGCACCAGCACCACCACCAACTATACCACCAGCACCAGCTTTGAGGCGGTTAAGGATAGCACGAGGGATAGACTGTTTCTCATCCTCATGCTTAGGTGTTTCAACTAAAGATGCTGTTCTAGGGTCTATGCCTTTAGACTGCATCTCTGCAATCTCTTCTGGAGTAAAGTCTGATAAAGCCATATTATTGTAATTGAGCAATTGCTTGACGAATGTTAGCACCCTGTCTAGAATTAGGATTAGTTCTACTTAATGCTTGTTTCAACTCTTGCAACTTAACAATCTTATCATTGTGTAGTTGCTCTAACTGTTGATGCATCCTAAGATACACTTGAGAATTGCCATGTTGAGCGTGTTCTCTGTTCATTGCTTCCACTAGATTGTCAACTTCTTTATCACCAACAATTGCACCTTTGTCATTGACAGTAGCTTTCGAGCCATCACTCCAATCTCCAGAAGCGCCGGCACCCCTAAAGGTATCATTAATTGGAGGCCTGTCTGTAGGTGCAGAGGACTCTTGCAATGACTCTGAGGGCATAACATTTACAGTTCTGCCAGAACTGAGTGTAGTAGTTTGACCTGGCTTGCCTGTCATGCTATCAATCCCTGCTAGTTTCATCATAGCAGGTGTTACAGCCATTGGCTCTCTTTGTAGTGAAGCAGAGTCTCCATGAAGTCCTATGTCATATAGACTGGATGGTGCTTCCATTCTCCTAGAACTGAACAAGTCTTTACCAATTATGTTTCTAGCAGTCTCCTCTTGCTGAGGTAACATACTATTGCGTACTCGCGCTATATGTAACGCTGTATCTGTATCATAGCCAAGTCGCTTTAATTCAGCAACTGTATTGGCAATCTTCTGGTCTAGTGTACTGGCTTCTCCTTCTGTCTGTCTACGCTTAAGAGCAAGCTCAGCAGGAGTCATGTTAGCTTCTTCTAAAGCATTTTTATCTAATTGTGTCGTAGTTGCCTGTAAAGTGGGGAGTCTGCCTTGATTAAAAGTAGCTGTAGTATTGCCTATGTCTGATAGAGTCTTTTGTGTAGATGTATCAGTTGCACCTATGCTAGGCAAATACCCTGTAGCAATAGCAGCTTTAGCTTTAATCTCTGGAACAGCTTGTGAGTCGCTGACATGGTTATTCCCAAACTTAGCATACTGCTCTTCTGCACTATTAGTCAAACCTGTCGGTAAGTAAGGCTGATTTCTACGTGCCTCTTCAATAGCAGTCTCATGGAGAATCTGTTGATTATAGTCAGCTATTTTAGCTGCATTGTTGCCAAGGGTCTCTTCTCTAGCAACTTGAGGAGCTAAGATTCTCTCGAAGAATCCGGGCACTCGGTAACGATTAGCTGATGCTGCCGCAGCCTGTTCATCAGGTACAACATTACCATGCTGGTCAACGTAGTCACCGCCTTCTGTTACAGTAAGGGGTCTATAGTTTTGGTCTAGCTGTGGGGCACTCCCATACAGACCTTCACCAAGTAATTCTCGTATTTGTCCCATAATAGTATTTAGTTAGTCTCCACCACTATCACCACTAGAGCTGTAAGCATCATCTACAGCTTTCTTGTTCGCTGCAACGTCTCTATTAGCTGCAGCACTCCCACCATTATTACTGTTAGCTTCTGAGTTTTCTTTGACAGAAGAGTCATCATCTTTCTTTCCAAAGAAGTCCATAATCTTATTAAGAATAGGATGATTCATGATTGGATGGTCGCCTTTATCTGTCCAAGCATATTTTGTTATTGCTTGAGGATTAGACATATCATTTATCGGTGGTATAATAGCACCACCGCCTTGTGCTTGTCCGGGGTTTGGTAACCCATATATCTGCCAAACAGGTGTATCATCCATAGTATTATAGAGCTTTAAGTTCTTCAACCATCCCGACATACCGCTTCAGAGCCAAGCTATCACGGCCAACAGCTATGTCTCTGACACATTGACAGACCGTCTCGAAGATAGTGTTCAGTATAACAGAGTTATTTTTAATCTTAGGAACAATCGTCTCAGACAGTCTGTAGTAATCTTTAACCAATTGCTTAGGCACATACCTATCTCGGAAGTGCCGGAGAGTAGTCAACTCTTTGCAATCGTCTGGTAGGCCTTTAAATTCACAGCAAGCAGTGGTAAGATAACAGGAAGAAATGCCACCAGACGTATTATCATTCGCACTGGAGTTCAACCCATTCGAGTTAGATGCACTAGTATACATCGAGCTAGACTTGGAGATAGGAGCAGATGCGTTAGCGGCAAATGGAGCGAACATACTGTTCGTTGTGTTGAGTGCGCTGGAACCAGCATTAGCAGCGTTAGTAGCTGTGTTAGTCGCGTTATTCAACAGACTGACCTTGTTATTGAAAGCACCACCGAAGTCCATTGCATTGCGGACAGTGTTAGTTCCATTGTTAACACCAGTGTTACCAGTAGCTTGATTTGACTGATTAAGAGACCTCTCAGTAGCGTTGTATTCCCCCGGACTTAGGCCAGTCATATCAATAGCATTTACCCCTTCCACTGCACCTTTATTAGCAGCTGCAAGAGCTGGGCCAGCGGGAGAGTTAGCTGTTACTGTGTTAGCAGTTGAAGCTAGGGCAGGTAACGCTCTAGAGTACATCTCAAGCAATTGTGTAGGAGTATACTGAGGCGCAGCTGAAGAAGTACTCGAACCGGAACCTGTACTCGAAGACGTGCTAACACCAGCACTTTGCCCTGAACTATACCCACCATTGAAGTACCGGAGACCTAACTTGAGTTCGACTTTATTATTGAATATCATAGGAGTTTAGAAATTAGTTTGTTAGTATTGATTTTAACTGGATGCCCGTGACGATAAGCTTCGATGTTATAGTCTGGATGTTCTTTATGCAACTTGGTTGCAAACCGACCAAGACGTTCAAGAGACATTGCTAGATTCTCCATGACAAATGCTACTTTCCTTGTGTGGTCAAACCTAGCTAGTATCATTCCATTTATCCTACCCTCAAGGTCAGTCTCATAATAGAGAGCATTGTTATCGAGACATTCAATCAGGTATCTAAGAATAGTACTACTGTCTTGTCCTTGAAAACATTTGTCACCCTTATTAGCCATCACAAAGTCTAGCAAGTCCTTGACAGTAGGTTGCATACCAATAATATCAGCATGAATCGTGCCAATTGCTATCTTGTATTGTCGTGCACTCATTCGACTCTTCCTTGTGTGTACTCAGGATTCATTGGAGTAAGCTCTTGCATCTCTGTTGAGAACTGTGTGAAAGAACCATTACTCCATGTAAAGATACCAAAGTATTTCCATCCTTGCTCTGCTTCCATAGTAGGCCAGCAGATGTTCAAGAGCATGGTGTCTACATCTGGTAATACTGTAACACCTGTAGTAGGGTTTGGTGATTCGTCATATGTAATATTCTTGACCACTTCACCAGTCTTACTCTGTCTGTTATTACAGTAGAGTGTCAGTGAACAAGTACTGTCAGCGGTAATCTTGTTAATGATAGCTCTTACCTTCTCCATCCGTAGTTCTAGCTTAGGGTGAGCCATACGAACTGTATTACCAGCCCACAGGATAGATGAACAGATGCCAAGCGTACGGAAAGAAGGTGATGTTACATTCGGGCCAATGTAAAGAGTATATAGACGGTTATCAGTCGTTACTGCATAGAGACGAGCAATAGACAACTCAATCTTAGCAAACATCTTAATAGCTTTACCACCAGTTTGCTGTATGTCAAACGAAGTCCAACAGTTGTTGATAGTATCGTACTTAGCGATACAATAACCAAAGATAGTGTTGACAGCGTATAGCTCGTAGTTATTGTACAATATCGCGGCGGCAGCGGAAGCGTTTTGAATCACGGGATTCTCATCCGGCCCGAAGACTCCATGTATTGCAGAGTTGAATGGAGAATTCTTACCCTCGTTCTGAACCTGTTGTACGGCGTTGAAAGAGCGGATACCAGTGAGTTCAATGAATCGAGTGTCACCGAGTGTGTCGAAGATAACTCTGTCTGACAAGCAGGTAGAGTTGAATAAGAATGTACGGTTGAACGTGTACTCCCCAAATAGTGTTGGTGCGTTGGGAGTCTGGTTGAGTGTGACAGCGAAGTTAGCGTTACTAGCTGCTACGAAGATACCACCAGTAGACAGGGGACGTATGCAAGATATTCCACCAACGCCAACACTATAGTTGGTTGAGGCAGCATCACCGCCGGGGATTTGGGTAAACGGAAGTATGTTAATAGCCTGACCGTGCGTGTTGTATACCGTGATGCTTTCTGTATTGGTAGCTAGGAGATTAGTAACATTAACCACGAAGTCTAGAGGACGCCCAGACACAGAGCGGTAGATACTGTTGAAGTCTTGTGACACTATGAATAGAATCCCATTAGTCCAAGCCATGCAATTACCGATAGGAACATACTCTCTAGCATCCCCCTTCTTAGCTAGAACAGTATTGTGTTCATCTGTATAAGTAATCATCCACTTATTATAGTCTTGTGTAATGCGAGAGGCAGGTACACCAAGAGCATCGAGGAAGATGAATACAGGTTGATTGATGTTATCTTGTACAAGAAGTCCGGGCAAATTACCAGTGAATGAGCCAGCAACATTGAGTACATTGATACCACCAGCAGGGTTAGCTACATTGCCAGTAGTAAGAGTCACTGCGTCAGCGGCAAACCTTACATAGTTCGTGGTAGATACAGGAACAGCTACAGTCCAATACCTAGATGCTGTGGGAGACATTTTGAATCCAACAATCTGTGTCCAAGCTATCTCAGTGTAGTAGCGGTAGTAAGCAGAGCCTGAGACGAAGACTATGATGTAATTACCGAATGTGACAAGCTCCTGTACAATACCATTAGGCATCTGGTGGTCTAGTTCAGACGCTAAGACAGGGTCTAGAACATCATATCTATTGGTCAAGTCAAACCCAATCCTGTATTGGTTAGGTTGTAGTCGAGTATCATCTAGCAAGAGATTCATTCCTCCAATGAAGGAGGACTGATTATACTCTGAACCTTTCTGAGTTACGATTTCACTCATAGTCTTTTAGAAGCCATAACCACGTGAACCATAGCCACGGTAATACTTCTTTCTTCCGGCGCGGACACGTGGAAGCAAAACGTCGTGAGGATGAGCTACAACTGCAATCATATCTTCTGTTGCTCTGTTCTGGTCTTCAGTCTTACGTGCGAGAGAACGAGTAGCTTTCTGGTCAAAGGCACTAGCTAACTCTGGTTTACCTTGTTCCTCATACCATAACTGAATCATCTTGTTGACTAAGATGTTATCATACTTCTGTCCGAAGATGAATTCATCATTATCATTCTTCAATGATGTAAGAGCTTGCTTAAAGAGAATTTCAACGTAGTGCTCCAGCTTGTTAGTAGATACTGAAAGCCAAGGACAGATACTAACATCTAGAATCTGATATTGAGCAGCTAAGCAATTGTTAGGAATAATGGTTAATACTTTACCATCTATATCAGACAGTGTGATATCATAGTTGTTAACTGTGTTCTTCTTGACCGACGTATAGTCTAAGAACTGATTAACAGTCTGCATAGTAGTAGCAGTCATACTGACTGTCTCACTGACAGATGAACCTGTTGCAGTGGGTCCGGTAACTGTTACTTGAACCACAGGAGTCTCAACTTTAGCAACAGTCAATACACCAACAGATGTATTAGTGACTGTTGACATTAACGCTTGCACATTCTTCAACCGTAGATTACGCCAACTATCAGGCCAGTTGAACTGATTGTAGCGAGGACGCATCTGATTGATAGACCAAGCTATTTGACTATCAACCTCTCTAACTCCTCTAATACCGCCCACATAGTATGGACAAGTTATGGTCTGGTCACCATTAACTTTGAACACCTGTTCCATAAGAGACCCAGGAGGGTCGCTCTGGTCATATAGTTCTGTTGCAGCTTCGTTTAGGAAGCGTAAGAGTGTGGCTCTGCTGGCAGTAGCATTAGGGTTAAGCCCCATCTTACTACCAGCTTGAGAGAGTATGTATGAGACAGGCATATGATTATGCGAAGTAGACTGCGTAGGCTTTCAACGTGAAGTTAGCTGCTGAAGATACAGCAACAAGAGTACCATCAGATTTTTTGAGAACATAGATACTGGTTGCAAGGTTATTCCTAACAACATTGATGTAGTTAGCATCAACCCAAATAGCCCAACTATAGTTAGTATTACCGAGAGAAACAATATCAATTTCATCACCAGCAACATAGGCACTAGAAGCATCGTTAGCAGTACAATGCAAGACTACACGAACAGAGTGAGGTATACCAGTGAAACCATGAGCAATAGCTTTAGTACCACCAGCAGCAGGTATGGCTTGATTATCAATTGTAGCCTTAGTAGGTATACTGCCAGCAACATATTTAAACTTACCGTCAGCACCACTGTCAACGACAACTACTTTACCATCATCAGTTCCGGTATTGCTAGGATTAGCCAATCCAGTTAAGATGTTAGGCATCGCAGTCCAAGCCGGTAGTGCACCAGTGAGGTCTGTCATGTACGTATTGACAGCGCCAGATACACTTATCTTAGCAGGAGTCACTTGGTTAGCGCCGATATTAACAGTCTGTACACCACCAGCTGCAATCTTGTTAGACGTTACAGCACTAGGAGAGATAGTAAAGCCAGCTGCAAACGAACTGGTGTTAGTGATATCAGCATCAGTAGGTGTGGTAGCAGTTGTCAATAAAGCACCAGACCCCGATATCTGTGCTAAGCTAATTCCGCCAGCGAGTGCAGTTGCCGGAATTGTAGCGTTAGCTATTTGATACCCTTGAATTGAGCCAGCAGGAATGTTAGCTAATGTAATAGGATTCCAGTTAGTATTCACCAATACTGGATTGCCAAAGCTGTCAGGGTATGCTAACACGTATGACTGGTTAGGATTCCAGACATAGACAGAGGTAGAATTGGTAGCTGGTGAGATACGAGTCCACAGATATCGTTGGAAAGCTAGAGTTCCAGCAGCATCAGGGATAACTGGTACACCACCTTGGTCAACAGTAAGCAGGACAAAACCACGGTCAGACGAAGGTGTAGCACCATTAACCATCTGCGCCAACTGAGCACCAGTGATTGAAGTAAAAGCAGTAGGGTCTAAGCCTACATTAATGTCATTTGAATTCATATATTATGTTAGTTTGTTGTACTGACTGAGGTTGCCGGAAATGTTAGAGGTAGCTGAAAACCCTGTAATGCTGCAAAGTAACCAGCAATATCTTGAGGAGCGGGTAATGCACTACTGAGACCACCACAGAGTACCATGCCCAAGATTCTAACACAAGATGGAGCTAGCTTGATGGCTAGTGCATTGGATACAGCATCTCTGAAATCGCTTACCACCAGTGTATTAACGCTGCTTGTAGCTTGTAGTATTCCAGACCCGTTGTATACACTTAGTGTTAGTGTAGTCCCAGACAAGAATGATAGTACAGCTATAGTTATCTCACCTGATGCTGTAGGATAGTTTATTGTTATGCTTTTGCTGGTAGGTAAATAAGAAGCTGTAACAGAGTTGCCACTTATAGTAAGTGTAAACTGAGCATTTGTAAGAGTAGTACCATTCCAATGGCCAAGTTCAAAACCTCCATAAGAGCCAGCTACTACCATTTGACGGTAATAGTCTCCTTGAATAACCTCCTCTGAGAAAGCAGCATTAGAGTTAAATGTTAACAGAGGCAAGTCTATTACTCCAGCAGTAGGGTTAAGGATGTTATTGTTAGGGTCATTAGCCGGAACCTCAAGATTACCGCTATTATCAAAGTATGCACCGTTGCCTAAGTAAGGTATAGCGAACTGGTCAAAAGGATTAACAACTTGCACCGTTTGTGTGTTAGCAAATGAGTTATTCTCAGTATCAGGATTGACTAATACAATATCAGTACCATACCTATAATCTTGTCCACCAGCAACTGATGTATATAATGTAGCAGCATTTGTCTGACTAGCTACACCTTGTGAAGTATTCCATACTTCAAACCTACAATTCTTCATTATAGGTTGACCAGTATATGCAGCTATGTTCTGGTTGAGGTTACTGCCAACAGCATCCCACAGTAAGTAGCGAGTCACTTTACCGCCAATGCGGTATGATATTGTGAGAGTGTAGTTAGGATTGACAGGAACATTCTTACTAAGACCTAGTAGAGAGAAAGCATTAGGTGACTCAATATTGAAAGAAGCCACTATGTCAGAGTACCCATTCCACGTTGAAATCCCTTGATTAAAGTTAGGCAAAGTAATGAACGTCTGAGTACGAGTCAGCTGTCCGTTCTGTGCATTAACATCTAGCCAACGGATAAGCGTACGAGGGATAGTCTTACTCCCTGCAGCATACGGTGGATGGGTTTGCTCTGACATAGTATTGTGTTAGTGAGTGATGTTCACTGAACCATTAGTAGAATTGACACTACCGGTCGTACTAATGATGTTCTGGTCATGTTGCAATGTAGCAATACCGGCAGAGTTATTAGTACCAGCATTACCATTGACACCAGCAGTTGAATAAGTGTTCTGTGCGATAGTAACAGCACCGACATTCAACGTGTTAGTGCTAGTCGGTTGTACGATTACATTGTCTTTAATATCACCAGCAGCCAAGCTAACAGTCAAGAATGACTGACCACCAGAGAACGGAATAGGAATGCCGGCACTTGTTTTAACACCAGAGACATGGGAGTTCTGGATAATCTGAGTGTTGGCACAACCGCACAACACTAGCAACGGGATGATAAATAGTTTCTTCATATTGTTACTTGGTTATGTCAGCAATCTCTTGTTTAATCTGGTCACGTTTCTCCCACAAGGAGTGGGCAACAGACGCTAACACCAATAGCGCACCCGAAGCATCAGCTACTTGTG